CTGTTGAGGAAATTGCAGAAGTTTTAAGTGCCGTAAAGGTAAAGAAGGCTCCTGTAAAGAAAACTGAAAAGAAGCCCGTAAAGGGTGGCGGTGGCGGAAAGCCACATCAAGTTAAGTAATTAACTTTTGGGCGGGGAGATAATTTTCTTCCCGCCCTTAAACTTACTGTCTTTCTTTGATTTGATTCTCTAAATATTCTTCAGAATATATATCATGTCCAGGCTTGTCTGTGTATTTATTATAGTCAATAGGATCGCTAAATCCTTCTGGCAAATTCCAAATTCTTCTTTTTTCAGCAATTAAATGAAAATCAAAAAAGTCTTTGACTGTTCTTTCTTTATTGGTTAAATCAATAAAATGGTTTTTCCCATATCTAAATAAATTTTCAACTTCTTTGTATGGATTATATTTAGAGTAATCTAAAACATATTTTTCTTTTTTAATATTTACTATTTCGTGATATTGCGTATGATGAAATGATCTTGTGTTATCATGAATAATAATTGCTCTATCATAATAATTATATATATTATATCCATCACAAAATAGTCTCAACGAAAACTCTGGCTCCTCTCCAAAAAATGTTATATAGGTAGACATTTGAAAATGATCAATAAAATGCTTTCCAGAAAAAACAAAATGTGCTGATAAAAAGTTTGTACAAAGTAAATGATCTACTTTGTTTTTATCAAAATCAGACTTTAGGGTATGATAGTAGGGCGCTATATCTACAACTGGAATGCCATTGGACCAGTTTAGGTTATGAAACCAAACTGGAATATCTTTGTCATCGTAATAATGATAGGTTATCTCCTTACCATAAACATCATATTTCATCATGTGTTTAGAAGACAAGATTACTTTTTTATTATTTGTTTTTTCAACAACTGTTTCATAATCTTTAATTACATAAAAATCCCAGTCTTTGATGGCATCACTATGAGAATCTATTTGCAAAAAATAATCTTCTTCAACGCACATACTTTTAAGTATACTTCTTGCTCTGGTTACTCCAAACACTTGATCTAAGTCTACACAAACTATGTCTATAGTCGTATTTGGAAATTTTGACTTCAATTCTGGGTATGTGTCATTTTGCATGCAAACCCCAAATCTCAATCTTTCAGGATGTCTTGCTTTTGATATTAGATTATTTATAGTTTCTTCTACTGAAAAAACATCTCCACGATAAGCAGCAATTGATACAAATATTTTTTTATGCATAACTTTAATTGTACCACAAGACAACTTATGATATAATTAATGTGTACCTGCCCAAAGGGGGGTATAAACTGAACTCGCTTAACAAGGAGGAAATAATGGTAAGTTCATTTGCATTGGATCTATTTAAGGATCCATTTTTTATTGGTTTCAACCGTGAGTTGGACCGTCTTTCAAATATCCATCGTGAGGCAACTCGTCAATCTTATCCACCATATGATGTGGTAAAACTTGATGAGGACACTTACAAACTATCTTTAGCCCTTGCTGGTTTTAGCAAGGACGAGGTAGAGGTTTCTGTGGATAATGGAAGTTTAGTTATCAAGGGTGAGAAAACCGAAGAGGACTCCACAAATGTCCTACATAAGGGTATCGCAACCAGAAAATTCACACGCACCTTTGCTCTTGGAGAGTATATGGAGGTTGATCGTGCTGAAATGGCAGACGGTATTCTTAGCGTCTTTGTGGAAAGAAACATTCCCGAAGAAAAGAAACCAAAAACTATCAAAATCAAGTAAATAGTGATATGATATAGTCAGTCCCTCACAGGACCTTGGGATGGAATAGTTACCATTTCCTTTATATTCGGCCTTCGTGCTTGAATTCCTGTGAGGGATTTTAATTGGTAGGTATAATAATCCTATCTATGACTGACAAAGAACTTCATAGGCAAAAGCAGGCTTATAAAAAAAGGCTGACAGAAATAAAACAGTCTAATGGGTGTGCAGACTGCGGAGAGAACAATCCAATAGTTTTAGACTTTGATCACTTAAAAGATAAAAAATACAATATATCAAGAATGATACATGATGGGTTTTCCTGGAGATCTATCAAAAAAGAGATAGAAAAATGTCAGGTAGTATGTGCTAACTGCCATAGAATAAGGACGTATAATAGACTTATAGAAAAGGCCTGCTAAGGTCTACAAGCAGAAGGTATGGTATACTTTAACTATGATTATTTTTGATGACCTGTCTATCAATAAAGAAGACTTGCTGAGAATTAAGGCTTACATCTCAAATCTACAAAATTGGATATCCGATGAAAACGATCCTTTAATAGAAAAGGTAGAAATTCTCGGATCTGGTGTTCCAACTTATGATATTTCTGATCAGATAGTTTCTTGGCTAAAGTCTTTTGCACAACGCAACAGATTAGATGTAAATAATGTTGTTAATATTTATGCTATTAAACTAAACAAAAAAGACAACAAAGAAGATATTGACTATGAACAACCAAAATATTTCAACAATGAGTTATTGTCTGTAATATTCTTTTTAGATGACTCTGATGCCCACATGTTTATTTTTAATGAAGGCGAAGAGTCAAAAGAGGAAGATCTAACTGTTTATACAATGTTTTCTCCAGTATCTGGAAGAGGCTTTGTATTAGACACCACCAAGTGGCATGCCTATTCTTTGCCATCTGGAATTGATGCTCAATATTTAATTAAAGTTGATTTTGAAGGAAAGATTGTAAGCAATCAGGCTTCTACAGTCTACGACTTGGAGTAATTTATGCCGTACAAGATTGGTGCTAAAGGGTCATATGGTTGTGATGGATATCCAGCCCTAAAAGAAGGCACCAACGAGGTTATGGGATGTCATAAGACTCGTTCTGAGGCTGCAGCACAGATTTACGCTATAAACCGCTCTGAGGGCAATATAGGCAAAGCAATGGTCAAAGAGGGCGACATGGTTATGGCCCCACATGAAGAAGAAATGTATGTTGGTCGTGTTGTTCATGTTATGACAGAAGGAATGTTAGGAACTCCAGGATCAGAATATTCCATTGAGGCAAGCCCCACTGAGCCAGCAATATTAATACAATTATTTGAAATGGAAGAAGGCGGTCTTGAAGAGACTGAGTATTTTGTTGGAGCAAAAGCATCAGAAGTAATGGTTATGCCTTCATTAGAATCAAACATAGGAATGGATAAATCTGTATCTGGCAGTCCTTCTGATGATGAAGAGGATGACGAAGACGAAGAGGATGATGTTGAAAAAGCATATGAAGGATGTGGTTGTCCAATGTGTAAAGAATTAGATGTAACCTGTGACCAATGTCCTCAATGTCAATCTGGTGAAATGAAGTCAGACTGCTGCGCCAATGTAAACAAAAAGGCCCCATGCTGGGATGGGTACGTGCAAAGAGGGATGAAGCCTGGTGATGGCGGACGCATGGTTCCCAATTGTGTTCCCGCAGAAAAAGCAGACGATCTTTGGGAAGATGATGACACGGTAGTTTATGAAACAGATTCAGTATCCAAGGCTGAGGGGTATTCTCCACCAGCAGGTGCTCGTGCAGCAGCACGTAAAGCAATTAAATTCAAAGAGCAGGGTAAAGCAAAAGGCGCAGGTACATCAGTAGGGTGGACTCGTGCAGGACAACTTGCAAGAGGTGAAACACTTTCACTAAGCACAGTTAAAAGAATGTATTCTTATTTTTCTCGTCATGAGGTAGATAAAAAGGGGAAGGATTGGGCGAATCAATCTAATCCGTCTAATGGGTACATTATGTGGTTAGCATGGGGTGGGGATGCTGGCTTTGCATGGTCACGTCGTATCGTGAATGCAGAAAAGGATAAGGCTTTATTTGCTGATACCTTTAATTCAATAGAAAAACAAAGCAAGAAAGTCCGTGGTAGCGGTAATGTCGTCTGGGAAATTTAAAAGACACGACAAGTTTAATCCTATTCAAATTAAAGATGGGATGATTGTTCGTCTTAGAAAAGATGGGACAATAAAAGCAGTCCTCGGCAAATTCGGTGAATATAAGAAGGATAAAAAATAATGGCACTACATAATCAATTATTAGTAAATGGATACTCAATCAATCCAATCAAAATAGAAAAAGATGCTATAGATTGGATGACAGATCTTGTTAATAGTATAGATATGAAAATCATCCAAGGTCCATATGCCTCATACGTTAGCAAAGAGGGAAACAGAGGTTTAACATGTGTAGTTATGATAGAGACTTCACATATAGCATTACACATATGGGATGAGCCATCTCCTGGAGAAATTCAGTTCGATCTTTATACCTGTGGTGAACTTAATATCGATTTAGTTCTTAAAAAATTAGAAAATGGATTAGGATTATTTGATTATAAGTATATCGTGTTAGAAAGAGAAACTGGCTTTAATGTTTTAAATATAAATGGCAAGGACCAAACAAAATAAAATGGGGTCCGTTGTCAAGAAGCGTCGCAAGCGCATGGCCAAGAAGAAGCACAGAAAGAGATTAAAAAGACAACGATGGGCAAGACGGAACAAGTAAAAGAACTAATTCATTTCACAGCAGACTGGTGTGTTCCATGCAAAAAAATGGAACCAATAATAAATCAGTTTATTTTAGATAATCCTGAAATAAAATATTCTAAAATAAATATAGAAAAGGATAAGGCTGATTTTGATTTTTTTAATAAAAAGTATAACATTATGTCTGTTCCAACCTTTATGGGGTTTGTTGATCAAAAACTAATAGATACTCATTCTGGAGTTGCATCTGCCTTTACATTAAAATCTTTATTCGGATAAAAAGTTTTTAAATAACTCCATAATCTCTGCAGTATATTTATCATAATCTATATCCAAAATTAAATGGCCATCTGGCAATTTATGAACTTTAATTTCTTGTCCTATTTTGAACAAAATGTCTTTTAACTGATGTTGTAGTTCCATGATCCTATTTTAGCACCCCTGGTTGGATTCGAACCAACGACAAACGGATTAGAAGTCCGCTACTCTATCCACTGAGTTACAGGGGTATATTGTTATGTATATACTATCTTACTGATGCCAGACTTAACAATTACATCATAACAAAATTCACAAGGTCTTGATAGTCTTGTTTGGCCAGATCTATTAACTCTTGCAATGTATATTTTTGCACCCTTTAGCCCAGAAACCTTTTTAATAGCATCAACTTCGGCATGAATATGAGCATCTGCAATGATATCTTCTTTATTATTATTCAATACTTGAGGATGGTTCCTTACCTTATTTATACCAGTAGATATAATTCTTCCGCCACGAACAATGATTGCTCCGTGCTTGTATCTTCTAACCTGTGATGATCTTGCCAGATTAGCAGCAATAGCCAGATATCTTTCTTCTGACTTAGAGAAATTACTTACAACTTCCTTCGGCATTTACAACACTTACCTTATCTTTTAAATAACTTACGTACCCCTGGTTGGATTCGAACCAACGCTTGCACAATTTTAAGTCGTGTGCCTCTACCACTGGGCTACAAGGGCTTGGGTGCCAGTCACGAAGTCCGTTTCTACGGAAGAATCAACTACTGGCTCTGCTCCTTAGATGCTGTCTGCTTGGGCCTGTTCGACACAGGTTATTCAACGACTACCACCAGCGTAATTTTCAGGGCAGTTGTACTCATCGAGAGGTCGAATTCCTGATGAGCCTTGTAGAGCAGGTAGGACTTGAACCTACGATAACCGAATTATGAGTTCGGGGCCTTGACCAACTTGGCTACTGCTCCTTAAACCTACTATTCGTAATCTTCTTCTATACCGTCTTCGTTCCAATCATCATGAAAACGAGGGGAGTCTTGAAACATCCCCCAGGTAGGCTGATCTTCTACCATATCTTGTCCAAACATAGATGAATATGTGTCGTTATACATAACTGCTTCTGCAAATGATCTGCTCATTTTACTGCCTTTCTGTTTAGGTTGTATACTAATTATAGAACAAGGCAAGGTAGATTGTCAAATACCGTCGTCTTCAAGCCTTCGCAATATTTCTGCGGTATTTGGATCAGCAAGCATTTCATCAAGAGCCTGTTTAACTGCAGGCCTCATTTCTGGCAGGGTATATAAATCATTCTTCGTAATATTATATAATAACTGCCTTATTCTTTCACAATCATCATGTCTATACCATGTAGAACAGTATAGTTTTTCATCATACTCAACAATATTCGGACAAGACTTATAGTCTTCAACGATCTGGTCTATAATGACTTTTTGAGCCTTTTTACAGCCATTACAGGGACAGGCCCAATTAGACACCCTTGACCTTCTTAACAGCCTCTATCGCAAGCATCTTCATTCCAAGGGCATTTGAATGGCTAACCTCTATATCAATAGCCTCAATTTCTGCAATAATCTTATCTTTTACAGCCTTAACAACTTTATGTGTACCGTTGCACTCAGGATATTCAGTTGAAAATCCACATCCACAGGGCATTATACTAACTCCTCTTTGTTGTAAATTGTATCGAATATATCTCCAAAAGATTTTTCTGGAAAATCATTAAAATGATATGTTCCATCATCCTTTATATGCCAACCACGCCAGCCATCTGGTTCGCACCACATAGCAGAAGCAACCTTCATACTCTCAGGATCGTCAAGTGTTCGTGAGATAGAGTTATAAAAATCAACCTCTGCAAAGATAGCAAGGCGAAGTTTTTCCCACGAGAAAATTAATCTTATTAATCTATCCATGCCTATGTGGTCCACCCCTTACTAACTCCCACTCACCTGTTTCTTTAGCAACAAAAACATCCCCTGTTTGTCTATCAACAAGCATATACTTTTCGGGGCATTTAGTCTTAAGTGTAACTATGACAGACTTCTCTAACTCCGCAAACTCAATTGCTGATCTACTCATGCTATTACTCCTAACAAAAATCCTATAATTATACATAGCAATCCAACAGACCAGTAATAAGTTCCCTGTATATAGTCTCGTGTTATCTCTTTAATGATATGAGATGGCACTTCAATTAGTTCATCTTCATTATTAACATCTTCAAAATAATATTTTTTCATGAATGTTCCTTTTTAATATGTCTAGAAAGTGTATCATGTGCAAATATGCCCCATCGTAACTCTATTTCTTTTTTACACAAATCACATATCACAAGTCTTTGGCTCATGTATCAATTGTACCCTATTGCCAACAATATGTCAATTATCGAAAGAAATACTGATATTAAGAATTTCTTTATATATTTTTTCTTCTTCTGTTAAATCAACATCTTTCATAATTTCCTTGCACATATTATAATGTTTTGAGGTTTTTGATGTTTTTAAAAATCTTGTGCCTGGTCTATCATGAATATTATCAACAAAAGAATCTGATATTTTTTCTATATTTAATTTATTGCAAAGATAATTTATGATATTGTCTACATTATCTAAATCTTCATATTTAAAAATAAGATCTACATGTTTTTTAGCATAATTAAAAAAAGAAATATATTCTTTTTTACATATTAAAATTAAATTATATATAGATTTTGGGTTTGGCTCATACTCCAGTTCCATAGCAAGCCTTGATACTATACAATCTCTTGGATTTCGTACTATTGTCAAAACCAAATCATAATTACCCACCAATTCAACGTGAGTCTTATTCAAAACAATTCCAGTTTTTTGAAGAAAATGTTCAACTAAGAAATGTGTTCCAGATCTTGGATATGAGGGCAAGAGAATCATATTTTAACCGATAGGGCTTCTGCTTCTTTGTAAAGTTCTATACAATCTGTCAAATCGAAATCTTTGTAATATTTAAATACTTCATCGTATAATGGATTATCAACAAAACTTTTTCTAAAATAGTCTTTTTTCATAGACGTTTCAATTACTTTTAATTGGTGGTTCACTATTTCTAAATTTACAGAACCATAGAAATGATCCCCAGTCTTGTCGCACATGAATTTAACAATTTTATTAATATTTTTAAAATCTTCAAGTTTAAAAATAATGTTGTTATTTTTTAATATTGAGGCGTAATTATTTTTATATGCTTCTATAGGATATAGCAAATCTTTAAAATCAGCAATTGTCTTATTATTTTCATTATAGTTATACGCAATTGAAAAAGAAACAATGCTATCAAGTGGATTTCTTATTGGAGAAAATACATTGCCATAACTATTTCCAGAAAATAACTCTAAGTCATGAACATTGTGAACTTTGCCATTGGACCCATTGTTATATGACAAAGTTAAAAAATTAGTGCCACTTCTTGGATATCCAAATACACAATTCACAATCTACCCCATATACATAAATAAAAAGTGTTTTTTACACACGTCAATAATTATGCCCGTACCCTTCTCTGGCTGGGTAAATTCTGCTTCATTTTCGCAGTAATGGCATTTCGATTTTTCTCTGGGCATATTTTTCATTATATCACCTTGGTTTAAAGTTCGGCGGTAAATAGAAATATCAAACCCCCTCTGACCTATACGGTCAATATGGTTTAGTATTCTAAATACTGCCTATTTATTATAGCACCTTGGACATTGTTCTAGTAGGTTTGGTGTATTTGTAGAGACATAAAACATTACCCCACATTTATGACACAATATACTTAACTCTATCTTTTTAATCTGCATATTCGGAAAGTTCCTCTACGATCTGTGTGGCAAGATCTATGGACAACTTGTCCTTATGCTTGCCTTTTAAATGATCGTGTATTATTTCTGCAATAATATCAATCTGGCTTTGTTTAGATAACATTATTCCTCATTATAGGGGGTCTTTTGAAAAAGCCTCTGAGATTATTCGTAATCTTTCTCGTAACTCCCATTTTTCCTGTTTAGAAAGATGTGGCTTATCCAGAATTCGATCCTTATTTTTCTGGTATCTCTTCTGTTTATACTGAGAAATATCATCATTGGCTTTTTTCATACTACCAGTATAGCAGGGGTATAATTGTGACGTGGACCACACTATTTTATATATTCTTTATCACCCAGAATACGATGCTATAAAGGTAGGGATAGGGGATATAACTGGAAGAAGGTTTAAAGCCCATAGGACCAAGGGGTGGGGCTTGGTTTGTTATTGGTATTTCCAAAATCGGGCGGGAGCCAGAAGAGTAGAATCTATAGTACTACAAACCCTAAGAGAGAGATATGGACATTATCTGGATAAGGGTGATATGCCATATGGGGGATATACGGAGACATTTAATGCCAAGAAGATAACCAAGAGAAGGTTGATTGGTTTGGTCAATAGGGCTATAAAGGGTTGACTTCTTTATACCGTCGCTCTACAGGAAAATCATATTTGGTTTGGTTTGTAGGTGCTGCAGAAACTCTTCTACCGCCTACCCTCATAACAGGTTTGGACTTACGAGGTTTTCTATAACCCTTAATCTTACCTTTAGTCTCTCGTCTTGGTTTAAAGTCATGTACGAAAATGTTGATCATGCTACTCCCCAAAAGATACCTGAGAAGACCATAAAATATCATTGGTCAAATCTACTGGATCGATAGATTTAATACCATATGATTCATAGATAGCCCTTACATCTGGGTTGTCGTCTATGGCAAGATCTATTTTGCCTTGGAGATTGTTGGCAATACCGTCCTTGAAATCGTTAGCCTTTTCGTAATGTTCTGGATTCATCAATAGGGCATCGTATTTAATGCCAAGAGACTCCAGAAGAGTTACTGTGACATCTCTCATAGTATCTTGTCTACCCGTTACAATGATGACATTTTCAATGTTATTTTTTACAAAATCTACTACCGCCAGGTTAGGGGTCATAGCCTCATCATGCCAAAAACCAGATACAAGGGTGTCGTCGATATCTACAATTGCTGTGTTATATTTTTTCATATAATCTATTGTACAGTATAGTGGTTTGATATGCAAGTTATCCACAGACTTGTGTGTAAAAGTATACATGTGATGGATGGTTTTGGCATAGTTATCCACAAGGTTATCCACAGATAAATCTTACTGATATTTTCATGTATAGGGTTAAAGTGGAGTGAAGTGGAGGATAGTGGGGATTGGAACGTTTTTAACGATGGCGCCGTAATCTTTGGCGGGAAAAAGAGATCCCTATCAAACCCTATATCCCAAACCATCATATCTAACAAACCATCATATCCGCTTATACCATATATCCGCATATCTGTCAAACCATCATATCAAGGTTTGGGCATTATACATCCAAAACCATGGTTTGTCAATAGGGTTCGTAATCTATTTTGGATGAAAATTGCCAAATATTCTGGGATATTTGAGATTATTTCGTAATATGTTTTAAAACCAGGAAATATGGTTTGATATGCTTTAAAAACCAGAAAACAATGGTTTGTTATTGATTATAGGGGGGGGATATGGTGTATGATCGTAATCTTTTTTAAATTCCCCGCCTTCGGCGGCGCCCTAGGATCGGGCGGTATTACATAAGGGGTTCGTAATACTCTTTCTCTACATTGCTGAAGTTAAGGGTGATGTCCTTGATGCCACGTTTAAAAAAGCGGCGGGTATAAAAGAGTTTCAAACCACTATAGGTATATACAAACCTACCTATATAAGATACTCCATTACCAAATGCAATGGCTAATTGGTTTTGACCAGTATGATATGAACTTGGTGAATGTATATTCGATCCATTAAATCTAGCATGGTTATGTGGAGACATCATTACTATTATAACATGGTTTGATGGTTTGGGAAAAATATGGTTTGGATCGTAATAACTTTCTGGGAATTTTTTGATATCGTTCGTAATACCGTAAAATTATGGTTTTGTGGTTTGTCTATATACAGTGCCTAGGCGCCCCAGTAGGGGGTTATGAGATTTTTAGTCTTCCTTAGCGATTTTCATTTCTACATAGGCGAGGAGAGTTTCTAAACTATCAAACTCCTCAACCTCTTCTTCGGTTACTTCAAGAGCAGCGAGAAATAGATTAAATGTTTCGTTAATGTAGTCTTCTGCCATTGGTAGGGGCTGAACCACACCTGTAGCAATAAACCATGCCAAAGGTAAGCCTACATCATTGTACTCAATAAAATCTTCGAGTTTTTCGTCTTGTCTGAATTCAAACCAGAACTGACCTAAAATACCACACTTATCCGAAAAGGCTACTGACATGTTGTTCTCCTAAATAGTCTACCATAAGTTTATCATACTCTTCCCCTGCTGTCAAGGCAAGAACCTCAAGGCGGTGCCACACAATAGGTGGGTGATTACGAACAAGGTGATATCCTACTGCCTCCAGATTTATGCCCATATCCTCATTGATAATCTTAGCAATCCGTGCAGCAGCCTGTATCTCCTTGGTGTTTTGCGGTTGTCGTCGTACGCTGTAAGCCATAGTTCTCCTTATATCGATTGTACCAAAAAAGTAGAGGGGGTGCAAGAGGCAAGAAAGGGGACCTCTCACACCCCATGAAGGGGGGACCCAACCCCCTTTTAGGAAGTGGCAGACGCCACAAGACCGTGATATCTAATAAAATCTACAATTGAGTGCCAGTTCTCTCCATTGCCAACCATACCGTCTGTAAAGTCGATTGTAATAGGATTATCCATAAATGCTTGGTCCGACGGGTCGCAGGCATAGATACCAAAGCCAGTCTCTGACAGGGCCTCATCCTGAATTAAATAACTGATAGCCATACGAGTCGCATATGGAGCGTCATTCATCTGGATACGTGGCAGCGCATGCTGCAGGGCAGCAGCAAGGTCTTCATGCATTGTATACTCACCGAAGTGGCTGTACAAGGCCACAGCGTGGTCCTCTGATTGTTTAAATACGAATGTGCAACGTGCTCCCATGTTAGGGCCTTTCTGTAGTAGGGTTTTTATTAATTGTATCAAATTCCAAGGGCAGCGTCAACTGGATCCAATCATTCATCATCTTCAACACCCTCCAGGTAATCACCAGTAAAGTCTACAACAATCATTCCTACTCTCCCGTCCTCATTGATATGAGCAAATACAGGGTATAGGCCATCGCCATAGCCAGTTGAAAAAACAACAGAACTTGCAAGTCCGAGTTGACCAAAGCCCTTTTCGATAGTTGCATTACAGGCACCGAGATATCCGTATTCGCCACTTCTATTTTTGCGTTCGTCAAATGGGACATCAGAATCTGAATCCCAAGGCTTCCATTCATCTAAATAACATGGGTCGCCAATCATTGCCTGACCACTGTCAACAGCGAACTGGCCGATTAGAGTTAGTTTATCTGTCTTATCGATATTTATCATTCTTTCTCCTTTGCTGATATTGCGAAAGATATATCATACGTCAAACCATAGCAAAGTGCAAGTGCGTCGGTATATCCCTCCCAATATTTACGTTCCATAGATTCCATGGCGTCTGAGTAATCATTTTCCTCCTCAATACGCTGTGCTTCTGCAAACTCTGCTTCAGCCTCAAGCATTTTGATTTTGAGTTCGCCATGCATAATATCAATACCGTCAACACCAAGATTGACAAGTTTTTGTAGACGTGCGTCTAAGGTTGTAGGGGTCACTTCCATTATTATTCCTTTCTATAAGTGGGTACGTGGGCGTCATCTAAGTATACCTTATGGACATCACATTCTGCAACATAGTCAAGGTCCGCTTCACCAAGATAGTTACATTCACTGCAGATTTCTCCACAATCATTATCGCAGTATTCCATAGTATTATTAGCATCACAGTCACGACACTTGCTTTCATATGATTCTATTTCATTTATGTTGCCTGCCTCAAATTGGACAAGACCGCCCCATCCTGTTTCTTCTTCATAAGATAGTTCAAAGTCAAGGTCAGGATACTGTTCAGATAGTTTAGTTATAGCCTCAGTAGGTGGAGACCACGCAGTGTTGAAGCGGTATGCAAGAGAAGTCTTAGTCTCTTCCATTAGTTCTGTATCAGGATACTTATCCTCATCATGAATAGCAACATCCCACTTAGTACCCCAGTTACGAACATTCCAATCGTACCAGTGATTACCCTTGAACATAAAGGCTTCTTCCAGAGGTTGCTTATGGTCTGGTTGCTTTAGATATTCTTCATCAGATACGCCGTCTTGAATATGATTCCAAATATTATGGAATGCAAAGATAGGATTAGAATATGCGGTTTGTGATAGTTCCATATTTCCAGTTGTAGCATTCCATGAGTCATGGGTTTGAACAAATGGCTTGTTGAGTTGTCGCTTGACATCTGCAATGAGAGCAGAGTCACCCTCTATAGTTAGAGAGTTATAGCACCAATTTGGCATTGGGCGGTCCTTTCTGTTGGGTCGTAATACAATTTTAGCAAAATCTCAGGGGGATGTCAAGTCACTCCCAATACCTTATAATGGTATGCATAGTATTATGTAATGCACAGTCACAATCCCCACCGTTCATATTTTCCATGAATTCAAAGTGGGATAGATTATCCTCATAGATCTCAGTAACCAGTTCATCTATTGTGTACAATTTGCTCATTGTAAGCCTATCTTAGTTAATACATAATTGAATGCCGCTACCTGGCCATTGATAAAGTTATACTCAAAGTCTAATTCCTTACATGCTTTAGATTCGGGGTCAAGTGTTTCCATTTCATCAGCAAGATTGCGTAGGTCTTCATTCAAACCATTACGCATGTTAAATATATGGGTTGTTAGTTCATCTATTGTCATTTTAATTCCTTAGTTAGTTTATTATGATGTGCCGTGCTAAAAATACCAACATTCAGCCTCTCAGCAGGGTATACAGACAACAAATGATTAATAGCATCACCTGCAGTCTTATAGTTAGAATAGTTAATGCTTTTCCCAATACTTGGAAATACGTCTGCTTCCCAAATACCGTTTTCTTCAAATAGGTCTACTCTCATGTATTTATTGTCCCACAATCCAGCAAAAAAATCAAGTGCTACGTAATAAAAAAAATACAAAAATACAATGTCCGTTTTGTCCGTTTGCCTAGGCATTTTTTTTTGCAACTAATGATCTGCAATTGCAAAATAAAAAGTGAGCAGTTTATACTCATGCTCAGGAGTTGCGATTACTTTTTACGCAATCGCTAAGACATTGCGAACAACGCCAAGCAGACGATTCTTTTCTGCTGTAATCATCGGGTCAAAACCAGAAGCAGCAGCAAGAAGTGATTCATTATTACCACCACGAGCAGAACGATGCCAATCCAAACGCTCAGTTAGAGCATTGAACGCACCCCACGCAGTGCCAGCAATCATGCCATTGAACTCGCCTGTGTAGATGTCATTGATAACATCAACCTTGTTAGTCCACTTAGTGACGGCAGCCTTCTTTTCATCTTCAGGCTTAGGATAAGCAGCAAGAATGATGTCATTGAATTGTTGCGCTGTGATTTCTTTTTCAATCATAGCCTTAGCCATGATGTCGAAAGCGTCCATGTAAGAGTTAGCAAGACCAAGAGTCTCACGAGCAATCTGAACTTTACCATTGGCGGTCTGAGTGTGGCGAATCTTGAAAGATTGCTTGATACCATCACGCTTTTTGGTACGACCCAAAGCAAGGTTGAGAGTATTAGCGCAAACAACACGAACGGGTGTGATTGACGCTTGAATAGCGATTGAGCCATCGTGTGATGTATTGATAAGAAGATAAGTCTTTACCTTATCCGCAACACCATTAGGGTCAAGAATTGTCTCACGCTCAAGAGCAAGAGAGCCGAATACAACACGACCACCACGAATAGAGCCAGCAGTTTCCCAACGACCTCCGCCATCAAGAATATTATCACCGAATGAAAATAGGTCTTCATTCTGAAGTGGAACATATCGCTCACCTACAACACCAAGAACATCGGTCTGTGTATTGTCGGTAGGATTAGTACGAACGACATATTGATAAGACTTATCCGAAGACAAGTGAGATGGAATATTTACATCTTCAAGACGAACATTCCAGTTATTTAGATTAGCAGCAGACAACATTTCTGCTGTTGTTTTTTCTTCTGTGAACACAGTACCAAGACCATGCCACGCAGGTTCACGGAACGAAGCAAAAGAAGCAACGCCGTTTTGAGTTTCTAACTCATGAGCCATTTTTATTTCCTTTCTGTTTGATGTATCAATCTTAGCACACCCCTCCGACAAAAGCAAATAGGACTATCAAAACGGACATTTTGGCGTGTCGTAAATCACATCGTAAAATTTGACTTTTTCAAGTTTTGCGGGCTAGGTAAATGATCTAGAAAAATTAATGAGCAGTTTACGTGGACGTGCTCAGGTCCCTTGCATGCTCCTGAAAGAAAGGATGAAAGAGGAGCAATGCGTATAGTTCCTGGCCCCTTTCATGAAGGCCAGGAAATTTATTTAGTAGTCTACACGAGAAATGTTATCTACTTCAATATCGACTTCAACATCATGTGAATGTGAATCAGCATAAACAGTCAAATCAATATCATCAATGTCAAAATCAGAAAGTTCTGACAACGGTACAGATACTGTACCTGTAATTGTTGCAGTTGCCTCAAACTGAATTTCTTTTGTTGCACTGAATCCAAAGATATTGCAAATCTCAGAGACAATGTCTTCTGCAGATGATTCGTTTTCAATCCAGCCTACGAGTTCGCCTTCGAGTTGACGAGAAAGAGCAAACTGCTTATCCAGTGCTTTTTGTGTTCGTCGAGCCAATTCCAATGCATATTCAATGTCAACTACCTTGGCAGTTGGATATGAAATTGTTTGTTCTGGTGAATCCAAATCAATAACCTTATAGGTTACAAGTTGATTAGGGTTATAGTGAATTGGTGCTACAATTTCGTTAGTCGTTTCCATTTGTGATATCCTTTCCTAAGTTATCAAATTCTTTGATGGTATCCATCATCTCATCTATTTGACCTTCTGTCAAGCAGGCATGAGTGACAAGGGTAGCAGTAAGTGCTGAAAGATGAGCAGAATACATAAACATAGCCCTGACAAACTCATCTGAACTCATTTCGTTTCTGTTGTGATAAATCATCGCAGCCATGTCCATAACCCCTTCGTCATGAACGGCTTCAGCAGTTGCCTCTTGAATAGCCAATGCGGTACTAATCATTTGTTTATCCTTTCTTAGATAATCTAATCATAGCACTACCCTCTGACAAAAACAACCCAGTTCGTACATAATCTCATATTTTGGAATGTGTGAAAAATCACACTGCCTAGGCGATTTTTTTAGAGCAGTTTTACATCATGCTCAGGATGATCTTTCCAGGAATACCCACAAGGACTTTCGTCACTTCATTTTTTAGTGGGGCTTATCAGGAAAGAAAAGTTTGTGGCGGGGCAATTGCGATTACACATCCAAAACCGCCACAATTCTATTTATGGTTTGATATATGCGTATGTATAAGAATACTTAGGGCTGTTTGCCTTTAGAGTCTTATTCGCATTATTTACAAGGGCATGAGCCGCAACTGCGTTTCTATCTACAAAAGATAGCATTTCCTTCTTGCCTTTGCTAATAGTTAGTTTATACATTATTTGCCTTTCTATTTGGGTTGGAGGTGGAGCAGTTTTATCACTTGCTCAGGTGAGTAATTTTACAAGTATCTTGCGATAGTGTTGTAAGTTGAGGTAGAAACTACTTCCTCATCTGTCATTTTGAGAATACGGATAGCGTTCTCAATTTCATCTACCATTTCCTTGTATTGCCACTCATGGAAAGACTCAAAATCTTTCTCAGGTTCAGCAGGTAGGTCTGCGATAGCAGACTTAGGCAAATCAAAGTCAATGTTTAGACTTCCGTTATAGCGAACATTTGCTCGCAAGTTTTCTGCCTTTGCGATTTGAGCAAGCGCAAGTTTAGCAACATCTTTCTGCCACTTCTCTTGAGCCTTTGAGAACTTATCCTCATTTACTTTCTGATTAGCCTTATCTTTCTTGAGTTGGGCTAACTTTCCTTCTAATGCCTTGATTACTTTTGCGGTAGCAATCTTGACATTTATGGATTTACCATTACGAGCCATTTTTTTTCCTTTCTTATGGGTTTTGGGTCTGTATCTAAGGATAGCATTTCTACCTTAGAAAATCAAGTTGAGCAGTTTATCCCTCCACTTGCTCAGGTGGCGTTAGCGATAGTGCTAAGATTACTTTGCTGTCCAAGTAGTCCAGCGAGGTGTTCCATTGACATCAAGTTTGACACGAACGCTTGAGCCGTCCTTGTTTGGCTTGATTTCTGTGATAGTGCCTGTCACCTTTGACTTCTGTGAGGTGTAGAGGTCGCCTACCTTGTAAGTGCTTGTTGATACTGCCATTTTTCTTTCTCCTTTGTTAGTTGTTATGTTATTATTATGACATTTATTTTCTGCCGTGTCAAGTTATTTCTGATATTTCTCACATTTTGAGACTGTGATTTAGATCACTTTAGGGGTGGATAGAACATTACCCATAGCAAGCCAGCAGTTAGTAATAGGATTATTAGTTTCATGACTACCTTTTCTTAGCAGAGAATACTATGTCCGCTTTATTGTAGACACATAGACTACATTTTACACAAGCAGAGCCGTCTTTGTCAATAAGGGCAATAGCCTTTTTATTTTCAGGGCACTTGGCTCCAGGCTTGCCAATCATTGCTTTCATGTCTTCCTGCCCAATTGCGAAGGTATCGGCAAGATATGCTAATCTTATTCCTTGAGTAGATAACTCTACTGCCTTATCCTTATTGTCGCTATCAGTGCTAAAATAAAGAGATAGGTTTTCTATCCCCTTGAGAATAGTTGCTGCAGAGGGTACACGAGTATATACCCAGAATTGGATATCAGGATTATTTAGAATAACTTTTTTCCATGCGTGTGTATAAGTATCATTGAAGAAATCTCCGTCCCAGTGAATGCGGAATAGCATAGGTGCGTCTTTCTTTACACAATCAGCCCTAAACTCATTTATCATATCAGAGATTAGGCCTTCCATAGTGTCATGGTCTGCGTCTTTTAGCAGGGTCCAATTATGGAGAAGAGTATCTCTTACTCCCTTGTAGATTTTTTCAAGTTTTCCCGCATAACACACTTTAGAACATACGGAAGTTGCATTAGGACACGAGTAAGATTTACCAGCAGGAAGTCCGAAGGTGTTGGCGATTGTTGGGGTTTTTCCATTGGGTGAGACTGCATTTGCCACCTTCCTATCATTAGAGCGTTTTAGTTTCATTGCTCATCCTTTCTTTAGTTCAAGCATAACATTTTTGAGATAAAAAGTCAAGCAAGGGTTTTGTTTTTATGCTTTACTTTTCGGGAGTAGGCTTTTTTACTGCGTAATGGGGTGGCAGCATTAGATCTGCGTAATTCCATAAGTCTGCGTAATTCCTCAGCCGTTTTTTTTCTCATGAGATAATCTTACCACATACGTAAAGAAAAATCAAATGTCCGATTTGTCCGAGTTGCTAGGCGTTTTTGCAGATTACTCTACAAAAACATACCATTCAAGTTTTTCATCATCAAGAATAAAATGCTCAACCTCATCATCAAAGTCATCAAGCAAAACCAAATGATATCCGTTATTTACTTCCATGATTGTTTTTATGGTTAGATATTGTTGCTCTATCTTGATTAGATCACCTTCTGCCAGTTGATTTGGCAGAAGATAATCAGCAAAACGCAATTCCATACTTGTCATTGTATCAGACATTTATTTGCCTGTCACCCTTCCGTCACGATAAAAATGTTTGGTATACATTTTACCTGTGAGGTCTGTTAGATTATAGGTTGCGTATTCGTTGGCAGTTCCATGGTCTACGCATTTTGACCAAGCATTATGCGCTTCCATGAAGTCGCCAATACGGAAAGTTGATACCAATTCTCCGTCATAGTAAGTTGTTAGGACATAGTTGTATTCCATTTTAGATTCCTTCCATTGGTACAAGATTATCGCCTTCAAGTCTGAAACCTGTTGAGATTACTACCTCGCCTGTTTCATCATCATGGAATAGTGCTTCAGGAAATAACTGAAGAACACTTCCCAACATTTCATCAAATTTCATTAGATTTC